CATATATTACAAGCAGGTTTATATTTAACATTAAAAACAGCTGAAGCTATTGCGTTAAGAGTTTCTGATGTTTTAGAGTATTCTAATGTTAAAAATTCATTCTTACAATCTTTGGGTAAATTTAATGTAGGCGCCTTAGAAGAAATGAAGGAGTTACATTTGCATGATTTTGGTATATTTTTACAATTAGCGCCTGATGATGAAGAAAAACAATTGCTTGAAAATAATATACAAATGGCAATTACACAAAAGCAAATAGAATTAGAAGATGCTATTGATGTAAGGGAAATTAAAAATTTAAAGTTAGCTAATCAATTATTAAAACTAAGAAGAAAGCAAAAGTTTGATAGAGATAGACAAATTCAACAAGAAAATATCCAAGCACAATCACAAGCTAACGCTCAGTCAGCTCAAGCGGGAGCCGCCGCAGAAATACAAAAACAGCAAGGGATTGCTGAAAGCAAAGTACAAATTGCACAAGCCCAATCACAATTTGATATTGCAAAACTTGAAAGAGAAGCAGAAATCAAAAAAGAACTAATGGAATATGAGTTTCAACTTAATATGAAGCTTAAGGAGCAGGAGAACCAGGTGATTAACAATAAAGAGAAGTACAAAGAAGATCGTAAAGACGAAAGAACAAAAATACAAGCTTCACAACAAAGTGAACTTATAGACCAGAGAAAATCTGGAAAACCACCAAAAAGTTTTGAATCTGCTGGATTTGATAACTTGGGTGGATTTGGATTAGAACAATTTGATCCAAGATAATACTTAAACAATTATATTTTATTATGTCAGAAAACATCAAAGCAGAAGCTTTAGACGTCGAAGAAAAGTCTATTGCTGAAAAAGAAGCAGAGGTACAAAAGCTATCAACTAACGAAGATGGCGATTACACTGTGGATTTAGGAAAAATTAATCAATCAAAAGAAGAAACAGATGCCGTTCAAAAACAAAGCCCAGAAGATGGCGTGTTACGCGGAAGCAGCGAAGATGAAAAAGATGGGGAAGAAGCCAAAGTGGAACTGCAAGAAGTACAGCAAGAAAAAGTAGAAGAACCTGTACTGGAAGAAATTATTGAAGATGAAAAAAATAATACTGAAGAGGAAGGAGTGGATGGAAGCACTGAAGCTCCCGACGCCACACCGGAACCTGAAGAAGTATTACAGGAAGAAAAAACACAAGAACCAGAAGTAAACTTACCAGAAAATATACAAGACCTGGTAAAATTTATGGAAGAAACTGGTGGAACTCTTGAAGATTACGTTAGACTTAGCGCTGACTATTCAAATGTAGATGAAAATACATTATTAAGAGAATACTATAAACAAACTAAGCCTCATTTGAGTTATGATGAAGTGTCGTTTTTATTAGACGATAAATTTTCATTTGACGCAGAAATCGATGAGGAAAGAGATATTAAAAGAAAAAAACTTGCTCTCAAAGAGGAAGTCGCAAATGCCAATAAGTTTTTAAATGAAACTAAGGAAAAGTACTATAAGGAAGTCAAGTTGGGTTCCAGATTAGCTCCTGAACAGCAAAAAGCTATTGAATTTTTTGACAGATACAATAAAGAGCAACAATCAGCTGAAGAATTATTACAGCAGCAAACAAAACATTTTGAACAGGAAACTAGTAAAGTTTTTAGCGAAGAATTTAAAGGTTTTAATTTCAACGTAGGAGACAAGAAATATCGTTTCAATGTAAAAGATGTTAATAAAGTAAAAGAAACTCAGAGTGATTTATTGAATGTTTTCAATAAATATGTTGGTGACAATAAAATGTTACAGGACGCCGGGGGTTACCATAAAGCTTTATTTGCCGCTTCTAATCCTGATAAAATAGCTAACCATTTTTATGAACAAGGTAAAGCAGATGCAATCAAACAAATGAGTGCCGAAGCTAAAAACATTAATATGGATCCTAGAAAAACTTCTAGCGGATATGTTGATGCTGGTGGATTAAAAGTAAAAGCTATTTCTGGGGATGATAATTCTAAGCTAAAATTTAAACTTAAGAATTATTAATTAAAAACTATTTTAAAAAATGGCAACAAACGCATCATTTGCTGGCCCATTGGCTGGCAGCATTTTAACTCCTTCGGCATCGAAGATGACTACACTAGGGAGTTACTTAGACATCCAAAATGACGGATGGGCTAAACAATATCTACCTGAGCTTTACGAAAGTGAAGTACAGAGATACGGGAACAGAACTATTTCTGGATTCCTTTCACAAATTAGTGCAGAAATGCCTATGTCTTCTGATCAAGTAATTTGGTCTGAGCAAGGTAGACTACACTTATCTTACAACGGTGAGATTAATCCTGTTACAGGTGCAATCGACGCTATTACTGGTATTGACTCTGGAGCTTCTGAAACACACGCGATCAGAAAAGGAGCAACATTAGTATGTGAGGTAAACAGTATTGTATTTAAAGCTTTCGTTAAAGTTGGAGTTGAAACAGCTAACAACGCTTTAACAATTAAGCCTTACGGTGCTGAAAACGTTGATGACCTAGCGGGAATCGCGACTACAGACAATCAAGCAATCAAATTTTTCGTATACGGTTCTGAATTCAAAAAAGGAACTGCTAGTATGACTGAATCTGTTGAGCCTGGTTTCAAAACTTTCACTAACAAGCCAATGATTATCAAAGATCACTTTGAAATCAACGGATCTGACACTGCTCAAATCGGGTGGGTACAAGTAAGTGGTGAAGGCGGAGAGTCTGGATACTTATGGTACTTAAAATCTTCTGCTGATACAAAAGCAAGATTTGATGACTATTTAGAAATGATTGCAATTGAATCAGAAAAATCTCATTCAAGTGCAGACGCTGATATTCCTGAAGGTTCTGAAGGTTTACTAGCTGCTATCGGATCTAGAGGTATCGTAGCGACAAACCAATTTGACTCAGCTACTCCAGCTGCTGATAAGCTTCCTGAGTTTGATCTTTTATTAAAAGAATTAGACAAGCAAGGAGCTATCGAAGAAAATATGTTATTCTTAGATAGAGATGCAAATCTTTACATAGATGACTTATTAGCTGGTTTATCATCTGGAGCACAAGGTGGAACTGCTTACGGAGTATTTAACAACTCTGAAGATATGGCATTAAACCTTGGATTCACAGGATTCAGAAGAGGTTCTTATGACTTCTACAAAACTGACTGGAAATATCTTAACGATAAATCTACAAGAGGTTCTGTAGGATCATTAAAAGGACTTTTAGTTCCTGCTGGAACATCTTCAGTATATGACCAAAACTTAGGAAGCAATGTTAGAAGACCTTTCTTACACGTAAGATATAGAGCTTCTCAAGCTGACGATAGAAAATTAAAATCTTGGGTTACTGGTTCAGTAGGTGGAGCATCTACAATCGGTGATGACAAAATGGAGATTCACTATCTTTCAGAAAGATGTTTAGTAGTACAAGCTGCTAACAACTTCATGAGATTTGACTCATAAATTTGACGTAAAGTTTATCCCCACGGTAATAGTGGGGGTACTCTTTGCTTTTATTAATTATATTATATTATATCATGACAAAAATTAAAGAAAAAACAAAAGAAGTTAAACCTAAATGGGAAATAAAGGATAAAATATATGAACTGTGCATAAATGAAACGCCAATAGTTTATATGGTAAAATCCAGAGGTATATTATGGTTTGACGAAGAAAAAGGATACGAAAGAGAAATTAAATACTGTGAAAATCAAAAAACAGTATTTGTAGATGAAATGAAAGGACCGCAAAGATTATCACATATTATTTTCAGAGATGGTAATTTATACGTTCCAAAAGAAAAACAAATTTTACAAAAGTTTTTATCTATGCACCCTGATTTAGGGAATAGATTTATAGAACACAACCCTGTTAAAATAGCCGAAGACGATCTTGATTTTATTGAATTAGAAATTAGTGCATTAACAACAGCACAAGGTGTAGATGTTGATCACGCTGAAGCAATATTAAGAACAGAATTGGGCGATAAGGTATCTACGATGACTTCTAAGGAGCTTAAAAGAGATTTATTACTATTTGCTCGTAACAACCCGGAATTATTCTTAGAACTTGCAAATGATGAAAACATAAATATTAGAAATGTTGGTATAAAAGCAGCAGAAAGAAATATTATTGTTTTATCAAATGACCAAAGAACATTTACTTGGGCATCGACAGGAAGAAAACTTATAACAGTTCCATTTGATGAAAACCCGTATTCAGCTTTAGCTGCGTGGTTTAAAACAGATGAAGGTGTTGAAGTTTATCAAACTATTGAAAAAAAATTAAAATAAAATGCTTATAGTGGTTAGGCCGCAAATAAGCGGCTTAATCATTATATAAAAAAATATAAATGGCAATATCAGTAAATAAAGTATATAGAACCGTACTTTCAATAATAAATAAAGAGGGTAGAGGCTTTTTAACACCGGATCAATTTAATAGAATCGGTAGAGAAGTGCAGCTCGATCTTTTAGAAAGAGCATTTTTTGATTATAATAAAGCTATAAATAAAGAAAAAGCTAATATAACAAATAATGGCTATGCAAATATTCCTAAGAATATAAAAGAAAAAATTGATATTTTTTCAAAAGAAGCTGAATTGCTAATGTATGGTGTTAACGGAATAAAAGTTGGCACAAATGTAAGAACTAGAACAACGTCTACAGGTGTTAGTGTTCCTACACAAGTTACAGCTGGCACATATTCAAACTTGGCCACAACTTCAAATGGTAGCGGGACAGGTTTAAAAGTTACAGTTGTAGCTACTGCAAATAATTTTGTGTCAATAACAATTACAGAACCCGGCTCGGGTTATGCAACGGGTGATGTAATAACTATTGCTCAAGCATTAATGACAGGTGCAAATAATCCTTACACATTTCCAATAGAAAGCACTGATTTAGTTACAGGAAATTTTATACTACCTACAGATATGTACCGCGTAGTAAACCTATCAAGATCAAACAGATCTATAAATTTTGAAGAGCTTGATAAATCAGAATACACTTATGTTAATTCATCGAAATTAACAGCTCCAACTAAAACTTACCCTGTTTATTATAGAGGCCATGAGGGTTTTAAAATAAGTCCGATTAGTTTAATTGGTGAAAACATTACTTTTGATTATATAAAAATACCAGCTGATCCTTATTGGGGATTTTCAAAAAACTCATCTAATGGGTCTTACGAGTATGCTTCAGGGTCATCAACTGATTTTGAGTTACATGAATCTGACGAAGTTGATTTAGTAATAAAAATATTAGGTTATGTTGGAATTATAATAAAAGACCCAACAGTTATTCAAGTAGCAAGCGGAGAAGAAAATAAAATAATACAATTAGAAAACTAAAATAAATGGGATTAATAACACAAACTAATCAATCATATTACAACCAGTCGCAAGGTTTTACTGGAGATGGATCTACGGTTGCTTTTGCTTTAACAACAGCATTTTTCCCAACCTTGCCAAGTTCAGTTCAAGTATTTGTTAATGGAAAAGAAATTAGCTCAGGTAATTATTTGTATAACTCTCCTACTGTAACTTTTTCAAGTAACGGAAATAATGCTGATGTGCTTGAAAACACTGGTGCGCCAAAAGTAGGATTGTTAATAGAAATAAAAGAAATTGGTAAAGCAGAAAGATATGGTAATTATAGATATATATCTTTAAATGATATTATAAACAATTATATGGTTGCGTTTGTAGGGGATGGAAAATTAATATCTAGCGCAAATAAATCAGATGTGTTATTTCATACAAAAAGAGGTATACAAGAATTTAGTTATGATATAGCTAGAACAGAAAAAATACAAGAAATTGAAGTTGGTACAAGCTTATCTATACCAATGCCTCAAGACTACATACATTATGTAAGAATATCCTTTGTAGATGACGTAGGCGTTGAGCATATAATATATCCTGCTAGATACACATCAAAACCTTCTGAGTCAATTTTACAAGACGATGATTACAAATACTTATATGACTCCGATGGCTCTTTATTAACGGGTTCGCCAGTTACAAGCGACCGATTTAAAACATTTGATAATAGAAAAATATCAGGCAACTTTGCTAATGAAGATATTAGTTATGATACTAACGTGGGTTTGCAAAAAATAACCTCATACGGTGGTAGAAAAGGAGCTAATCCAGAAACTACGCAAGAAAACGGTGTTTTTGTAGTAGATGAATTAAATGGCCAAATTGGTTTTTCTAGCGAATTAGCAGGGCGCGTTATTACATTGAAATACACTTCTGATGGTCTTGGAACTGACGAAGAAATGCAAATACATAAATTTGCAGAAGATGCAATATATAAATA